TGATGACATCGCGAGTTCCGTAGACCGAACCAACCTCTTGCCTGAGTTCGTCGATACGGCGGCCGAGTTCGGCAATCTCGCCATTCCTCGCCAAATTGCGTTCTTGCCACTCATTGCGCGTGACAGTGTTCGTCCGGATATCGGATATTGCTTCATCGGTGCGCTTGCGGTCTTCGGCGCCGCGCTGCGTCCGCCACTCCATCTCGTTTTGCGATACGGTCGTTTCGGCCAATCGTGCAAGAGCAGTCTCAAGCCTTGCCGTGTTGTCCTTGATCGGCTGAAGGGACAGGAACCCGAGGCCGGCCAAGATCGTGATGACAACGCTCAAGGCAGCGAAAACGACGGGCCAATGGGTTTTGCCAGCGCTGCGGAGCTCGTTCGACAGGGCGGCCAGATTGGCGTTGACGCCTTGGAACCCCGTGTTCATATTCGAGCGTAAGTCCACGATATCTTTGCCTTGGTTCTCTACCCTTTCGGATAATCGAGCCCAAGAGGCCATAGGGTCGAACGGGATATTGCCGTTGGTCGTGTTCATCTCATCCGCCATCTTTTCGGTTCGCCCCATGCCCTGCCATTAAGAATGTGTGAAGATGAGCATGGCAGAATGAATCAGCCATTCTCGATTGCTGTGTGATCGAGGTGGTAGGACCGGCCTTCTGTTCGCGCAGGAGGTCGGCCCGCTATGCCTGCTTAGTCCGGAACGTCCGCGGTGATGATCCCGCTTTCGAAGAGCAGCCGCACGACCGCGTTGCAGACGGCCGGCGTCGATAGCGTGCTGAAGGACTGCGTTGCCCAAGCGGCGAACGGCGCCCGCTTGTTGGAGCGTCCCGTTCCAGATCCGAAGAGGATTGCTTGGCCATTGACTGTGCCGGTGGCGGCCGTAGACGCCGTGGAAAGGCGCGTGCGGTTCTTGTACAGTTCCTTGGTGCTGCCGGTCCTGCGGGCCAGGAAGAAGCCGTAGGCGAGCGCATTGGTGCCGTTTAGCGATGTTCCGTCGTTGAGGCGCGTCGTCGCTGTATCGCTCGTATTGCGGGGAACAAGGCTAACGGTCGGGCTTGCCGCGGCGAGGGTGCCCATGAGAGCATTTGTCTCCTGCCCTTCATCGATGACGAAGGCCATGATGGAGAGCGCCGTCTGTGCGATCCTCAAGCTGCCGGTGGTTGCCGGGTTGAAGCCGAGATCGATGTAATCGTCAACGCCGTCAGGATCAAAGCCCTCATTGGCGACGAAGGACGGGCTTCCGCTGGCGGCGAAGGTATGCCGGCCGGTCATGTCGATCAACGCGGCCTGTTGTGTGCCGAGAGCGCCGAAGTGGATGGCTTCGAAAGTGCCCCACTTGTTCAGAGCCCGCATGACCTTGATGAAGGCATCCACGATGGCCTTTTTCGAATCCGTCTCCTGCACGGACATTGCGCTGAAATAGGTCTGCGCATCGGTGTCGTAGGTCGAGGACCGCGGCACGAATCCGTCAGAGCCGTACATGTAGGAGCGCAGGATATAGCCGTTCTCAACATCGGTGGTCGATGTGCCGATGATCTCGCCAAAGGCAAACGCCAGATCGTCGGAGCCGCCATAGACCGGCGTGATGCTGGAATAGGCGTAGAGCTTGGTTGCCGCGGCGATCTTGACCGGCGAACTCCACGAACCGGCCGCAGACCGTTCGGCGCGCCAGATATCGCCCCCGCCGCCAAGATAGGTGTTGCCGTTCTCTTTGGCCCACGCCAATTCAAGCTTGGTGCCGTCGTCCATCTTGCGGAGGCAAACGGATGCCTGGTTGTTGGCCACCGTGTCGATCGTGACGGGCGAACCGATCACATCGCCGACGATCGATAGAACCTTGACCGACCGCGTGGCTCCCGAACCGTCGAGATAGGCGATGTGCCGGTTGCCGGCGCCGTCAATAGCGAGGCATGGGATCTGCCCGAACGTGCCGGCGCCTTCCTGATCGACGACTCGGAAGCTGGCGTTCATGGTCGCGAGGTTGACCGGCTGGGAAGCCGCGACAACGGACACCGATTTATCGTGATTGTAGAGCGTGCCGTTCGTCTTGTCGTAGATCACATAGTAGACGTTGCGGCGCTCGGTGTCGGCATAGTTGGCCTTGGTGGCGACCATGTGGACTTCGTTGGCGCCGACCTCGACGAAATTGCCCTGATAATATCGGGTGTCCGTCTCGAAATTGATCAGCTCTTTTTCAGCGCCCCATGTAGGCACACCCGACGCCATCGCCGTGCTTGCAACAACGACGAGCGGCATGCGGGTTTCCGCTGCGATTGTCTTCCGCATAAAGAGGTGAATGTTCCCGTCCGCTGCCATAGTCGGATGCGGATACGTGTAGACCGTTCCGATATCGGCTTGGCGCGCGAAGGTAGTGGCATCTCCGGGCGTCGTCGTGACGGCATGCCGCATCGGGCCATTATGCGTGCCGCCGAACATGTGGATGTAGCCGCCGGTCGTCTCCAGCATCGCGGGGCCGCCGTGGTTGTCCGTCGAACTGTCGCAGAGGAGCGCAACGTTCTCGGTTCCCCATGCGCCGGCGGAATATACCTTGACCTTGTTTTCAAGGCCCGCGCCGCTCGCCCAGTCGAAGCCCTGATAACCTGCCCATACCTTGCCGTCGCTCGCCTTGATGATCGGCGGGTAGGTCGATAGCGCATACCAAGGCCCCATCGCGCAATCGTCGGCGAACAGAGAGGTCGTCGAATTGAATGGCGCAATAGGCGTTCCGCCACCACCCCCGCCCAACTGGTTCGTGATTGAGAGAGACAATCCGAGCATGAGGCCCATGGCAATTACTCCCAGCAGCCTTGAGAGGCGCCGAATCTATTGTGGCTGGCAATCTGGTTGGCGAACGGCCGGTCGTTCTTCAGGACGAAGACGGATGTCTCAAGGTTCGGATGAAGCTTCTCGAACCCGGCGCATGCAATCGGCTTTGTCACTGTCTGGCAGGCCGAAATCGTTGCACAGAGCGGCAGCATCAAGAGAAGAGACTTGACCATTGATCTTTCCTTTTTCGGCGAAGCGCTTCACGGCGGTTTCGAGGGCCGCAGTCGCAGCCATCTGCTTGCCTTCGGACCTCCCGATCCATAGGACCGGATAGAAGGCGATGGCCGCGCCGAGGAGCGCGGCGACCGGGAGCTTGATGAAGTCAGGGATGATCTTGAGGAAGGCAAGCATCAGTTCTTCACCCGATCCCAGACATACAGGCCGATACCGACGAGGCACGCCACTGCCAGGACGCCGGCAAGAACATAGGCGAGCGGACCTGTCTGCGGCACGTAGGCCAATGCACCCGATGAAACGACGGCGCTTGCTGTCGCCGCGACCTTGCCGTTGATGAGAGGAGCTCGCACCTTATCCACAGGGGAGCCGGCAGACTGAACGTAGGAGCCCTTTGCCCAGAGGCCAGCTTCGGCCGAGCGGCGGTTGACAAGGCCCTGCATGCGCTTGCCCTTCGACTTCACCCACTTCATCAGCTCGGCGGGTACGGCGTCATAGTCACCGGCATTTAGCTTCTTGAGCAGTGTCGAGCTGTTGAACTGCGTCGGGCCGATATTGTGAACAAAGGCCGTCATGGCCCCGAATTGGTTATCGTTGAGAGGAACCTTTACGGCGCGCTCAACGATATCGCAGGCTTTGCCAACATCGCGGTCGAACAAGCCTTCAGCCTGGGCCTGTGTAATCGTCATCCCTGGCCTGACATCAGGGCCGGTGTGGCCGTATCCGATCGTCAGCGTACCCTTGATCTTGTCGCCGGCTTTGATACGGCGCCGGTTGGATGGCGGGTCGAAATCGTCGTATGCGAAGAGGATGCAAGCTTCCCACTGCTTGATCAGTTGCTCGCTGTCCGCGTTCAAGTTTCGTGTCATGATGATGATTCCTGAGATTGAGCGAACGCATGCCGCGCCAATTGTGCACGAGCATAGAAGGCTCCAGATTGTGGGATTTTATTTGGGTCTACGGCTTGATGCGCGTTGCAGCCAAGTAGCCAAGCGCCCAGTTAAGGTGACCGCGATCAGTCGGGTGAACGCCGTCCGAGGAATAGTCGCGCGCCGGGTCCATGAATGTCGTGAGATCTGCGAATCCTACCGGGTAGCCTCGGGCCTGCCACTCGACCGAAACCTGTTCGATGATGGCGTTACAGGCTTGAGCATCCGCCCACGTGCCGATGGAACCGAGTGCGGTCCAGCTACCGATGTTCGGGACTGAGCCGAGCAATACGGGCGCAGCCATAATCGGGCACTGTATGCCATCGATCACACAGCGCTGTCCGGGTCCGATAGACGCGGGCGCAATAAGCTTGATCGTATGCGCTCCCGCGCTCAAGCCATCGATCACGAGAGCTACGGCCTGCTTGCCAGCGCCGGGACGGGCTTTGAGCCACCAATCCGTCGAGCCCCACGGCACCCCATCGATCTCGATATCCATGTCCATCCAATCGTCAATTTCGGATGCAAAGCCATGGACGCATACGATCGGACCTGTGAAAGGGAAGGTTATGGATGCGCCGGGGGCAACCGTCTGCATCGGGGCATACGGCTGGAAAAAGCAGGACCGTCCGCCATAGCTCGCCCCCAGGTTGGTCCACGTTCCCGTTCTAACAATCGGGGCAGGC